CAGTCTTCTGCGACTTTCCAAGTGCGTACACCTGTCAACCACATCCATATTGCTCCCCAAAAACCTTTACCTGCTGTAGGTATTGCTATAGGTTGTAGCTTTGGCATTTCTTTATATTCAAATCCAATAATGACATCATCACAATCAACACCAAACATGTTAACTATAAATCCGATAATAATTAGTACACCAACGACAGTGAACTGCCACCAAGTGACGAGTTGATCTATTATAAATTCCATTACTTCTTCTCCTCTTTTACGGCGTTTTCATAATAAACTATTACTTCTTTTTGTTGATTTAAATATCTACGTATCTCTGCAATATTTAAAGCAAGCAATTCATAATCTCTCATGCTTAGTGCAACGAATGCTAGTTCGCCGTATACTTCTGTAAATTCTTTTACGAACTCATCATAGTTATCTTTTGTAACTACAAATACTCGTGTATCATTGAGTTGTAGTGGCTTTGGTCTCGCTACTATTGGTACTGTTATCTTTTCGATCTTTGTTACCGTCTTGATTTCCGGCTCCATTTTCAGGCCGCTGCAACCAGCTAGGGTTATCAAGCTTATTAGTATTACCAGACTCTTCCATAATTCCACGCCATAGTTTTGCACTTGCGCCATTCATCTTTCCTTCTAATACTTTCGAATCTTTTAAAGCTTCAACTACTAAATTTAATTTAGTTAACTTTGCTCTTAGTTCATCTTTATATGACTCTGCTTTTTGTAACTTAACTTGCAGTTTGTTATTTAAGTCGGCCATCTTTTGGATATTACCTTTTAATGCAGTAATACTTTTTTCAGATGTTTCAACTGCCGCTTTAAGTGTAGCGTTATTTTTTGTGAGAACTGCTATTCTGTTCTGAGTGGTATCATAATAATACTTTGCGCCATAACCTATAACGCCAATGATACCAATGACGAATATTAATATGTAAATCCTAGCCATGATTATCTTCGATATATTTCCTAAATCTTTTTAATAATACAGGAAACTTATCTTTACGTCTTCTTCTATCATGGACATAGTTTGGACCCATGGCTGTTGTGGCAGGATTTGGAATTGATGCAGTGCTTGTTGAAGGCACATCTTCACTTGCAGCTTGTGCTGCTCTCATGTTTTCTGGTGATGGTGCACCTTTCTCACCTTTCTTTCTCATTCTTTCGCCACGTTTTCTTTTCATATGAATATTATACCATAGTCCTCTATTTTTTTCTTGTATATCTTCTTTTTGCATAGCTTTAGTCTTCTTCTTCATAGAATTAATAAAAGCTCGGTAAACAGCAGCTGGTCCGGCTTTACCCATGACACGGGCTCTTTGTTCCATTGCAATTGCAGCTTGAATTTGGTGAGCATGCTTTCTACCTGACTTTTTAATTTTAGCGACTGATGCCTTTGCATCATCGACTGTAGCAAACTTCAAACCGTGAATCGTACCTTTTGGATTCTCATCTGTATATAAGTCACTGTGTTTTTTACTATTAGCTGGTTGACCTTTTTTTCTCGGTATTCTTTTAGTAGCTTCAAACATATCAGTACTTGGACTCTTACCAGATTGCTTTACTACTTTTAAATCATCGCCTACTAATGGTGAATATTTTTTAGCAGCAGCTTTAGCACCTGATTCAGAACTATGCATACTAAATGTATATCTCGACTTTGGTGCATTAGGATTCACTACAACGTGTGTATATGCTTTTACCTTTGCTCCTTTTTGTCTACCTGCAACTCTCATCGTATTAACTCGCTGGCTGTAATGTAAACTTGTTTGTCCGTATTAACATGAGTTGCTTCATATATATCCACACCAAATACATCGCCTATTGGAAAGCATTCATCTTGAACTCTTACTTGATCTTTCGGCCAAACCATTTCTGCACATGAGCCATTAAGGAGTTTTGGATTTCTAACTTTGTATATTCCTGGCGATAGTTGTTTTTCATCTAATAAGAACCATTCATTCTTTTCATTTAAAAAATCTAAAACATCTATGTCCATTTCTTTACATATAGTTCTTATTCCTTTTTCACCGACTTTTTCTTTAATGAGAAAGAGCGCGGACGCAAAAGATCCGAGTTTACTTCCACCTCCTGGAACTTTTGCAACGAGCCTTTTGAGGTTAGCGGCAAGGCGAACAAAAGGAGTATAAGCAGACTTTTTTTCATCGTTATCCAATTTCACGTCTCTTTTTCTTTTACCGTTTTCATCAATGATACCTAATTTATATGCATCCCAATCTTTCCAATCCATAGCCATCATACGTATGAATCGAAATGTATATGCTAAATCGGCTGCTCTTTTAATTAATCCCATTAAATCTTCCTTAGTGCTTCCACCACTGTAGGGTCCATTGTAATTCCAGTATATTGATCATTTCTAATATAATTTAAAAATATTAAAAATGGTTTTATTACCGGCCAATGTTTATCTTCAAGTTTTAAATCCAAAATATTTAAAGCAGCTTCAATACCAAACATATTAAAGATAACAATTAAATGATTTAAAATTAGTCTTTCAGATAATTCATCGCTTTCAATATAACGATTTAATAATCTCTTAACATATTTAAATCTTTTCAAATCTTCATGAAAATCATCAATATCAGAAAACTTAGGATTGCTGTAGTGCTTTGCTGCGTACAACAATAAGTTCTTTTCATTTAGTTCTTTAAATCTCAACATATAGTTATATATTAAGACTAAATAACTTCTTTCAATTCCTCTATCAAATCAGCTTTACTTTTTCTTCTATCAAGTTCGATACCGTGTTCTCTACCAATAGCTTCTAATTCTAATTTAGTTTTTGATGAGAGATCATCTTCAGTTATTAACTCATCAACAGCTTCTTCAAAAGTTGTTGGCGATTCTTTTAACATTGTAACTTCTGGTTTAATTCCATAGTACTCGTTAATTTCATCTGCAGTTAATTTTCTTGAAACTAATAATTCATTAGTCCTTGGATGTCTCCAACCAGCTGGAGTTGGTATAGCATCTTTTTGAAAATTTGGAGGTGATATAGCCATAATTTTATCCTTTATGTTTGTCGCCGTGTGCTTTCATTTTAGCAGCTAGTTGATCAGGTGTATGTTTTCCATGCAAAGCATTTGGTACTACAGTTTTACTGCTTTTTGCATGAACCAAATCGTGTCCATCGAAATAAGAGTCATGACCACTTTTTTTACTTATATATCTGCTATAGTGTAATTGATTCATACCATGCATACCAGCATAAGTTTGTTTAGCACCCATACCAAATCCTGTTTTAGCATGTTGATCATGCATTGAACGATCGCCTTTAACTTTATTTGTTCTTATCGCTCTTGCTTTCTCTGTCACTTCACCTGTTGATTCTTTATAAATTTCAGGATGCATAGTTTTATGATCCCCATCATAATGTTTCTTTAAATATTTCTGTAAGTCTCTTTTCTTACCTGAAGCAAAAGTAGACATCATTCCACGTTTATTGTCATAGTTTTTACTTTTCTTCAAAGTAATATTATGTTTCTTTTCGTGAGAACCAGCTGTACCTGTCATATGATCGATATCTACTGTCATTTTCTTATCCATATCTTCGACCATTGCTACAGCATCTAATAAAGACTTACTTACCTTTTTACCAAACATTCCATAACTTTCCTTTGCCATGGATGGCTCTTTTACTGGTGTTCCACCCGGTACAATTTTAGTATCACCTTTGTCGATGTTGTCTCCGCCAGAACGTTTCTTTGCTTTATTGATTTTCTTTTCTGCTGATTTAGCTGCATTATCGTCTGCTGCCTTTTTGCCATCAGCTGCAACTTCTTTAGGTGTATTAACCATGTCCATAGCACCTTTAGAAGATTTCATTTTATCATGCATTCCTTCAGGCTCAGTAGCACCTTTATAATGTGCTTTTCTATCGCCTTCATAGAGTGATAATAATTTTTCTCTAAAAGTCATTGTACTCTCTTTCTGATCTGCAATTTTATTTGCAGTATCTTTTTTCATAGTTACCGGATGAGTCTTTCCACCAAAGTTGAAATTTTTCTTACCGGCTTTTGCGGCTGCAGCAGCTGCGCCATGGAAGGCGGTTCTTTCATTTGCTGGAATATCTTCAGGTATATGATACTTGAAATTTTCTTCCATTTTTTTCTCCTTTACATCCATACGTGAGTTACGTAGGTTCCTATAGCTGCGGCAACTGCCACATATACTACTTTATTTATAATTCCTACAGTCCTTGAATTATCATCGACTGCTTTCTGTATTTCATCAAGTTTGACCGATAACTTGTTCAGTCTTTCTCTCATATTCTCATGATCGTCTTGTAATGCTATAATCTTCTCCTCTGCTCTCGCCATAGCCACCATTGCGTCAGTTAATCTATCGAGCTTTTCTTCGATTCTATCTAATCTCTTAGCATTTGATTCTGAAGATTCAACCATTAGCGTTTTCCTTGTCCTCTATACTTTTTAAAACTTCTTCTCTTATGTTTATTCATAGTAGAAAATATTGGTTTACGTCCAATAGTAGTACCATGTTTTTTTGGTTCATGTACTGACACTGTTCTAAAAAGTTTAGCCATTACTCACTTTTCCATATAGTCCATACTCCATAAGCAATCGCAATACCTGCTGCAATTTTTGCTAATGGAGATAAAAATAAAATCATTAATCCTAAACCTATTAAACAAGCACCATCCCAGCTTGTTCTTTCTTTCATTCTTTTTGTTATCCAGTTTTTAATCATTTACCTTTTTACAAACTAAAACGTTTGAACCTTTACTTCCTTTAAATGTTTCTTTCATAATTAATTCACTTTTATTAATTAGATCTACTATTTCTTTTTGAGATGCAAGTAAGCAATCAACTGACTCACATACGCTTTCACTTTCACTATATTCAAGATACATAGTTCCATCATCTTTAAGTTGATCTCTCCAAGTATTAATAGTTACTTGTGGATCTATCGAATGATCAAATGAATTTGAATAAACTATATCAGCTTTACCAATCCATTCATCTTTCACTTTTGCAAAATCATGTTGAATAGTCATTTCAAATTGCCATGCTGTTTCACTTATCTCAGTACCAATAATATAAGCGTTTGGATAATTATCTTTAAACCACTTTTGTTCTGCGCCACTACGTGTACCATGACATATTATAAAATTAGCGTTTCCTTTATGTTCACTAATTCTTTTTATTATTGATGGATGTACATACCTCCAACTTATTTTTTCTTTGTTTGCTCTTGTTTGTTCACTCACATATTCATCATAATTTTTATAATCATATACTTTCATAATTAATTGTCTACCTTTGCACTCGCTCTCCATTGATAACAAGACCAATATCTTGCTTTATGTTTTGGACCCGGGTTATCACAGTTGTGTCTTGCACGAAATGATTTTCTTCTTGCTGGATCATCTCGTTTAATACTCATATTTGGATCACCAAATCTTACAACTACTACTTTACCGCTTGGACCTTTAACATACACTTTAAATTTTTTGTTAGGATTCTCTGAAGTTCTTATTGGATCATTTAACTTTACAGTCTTACCTTGATATTCGGCTTCAGTAATTTCTAAATCTTCATACAGATCATCACATTCACATATATCATCAATCTCTTCTTCTCTAAATTTTTTAAATTTATCCAAACTCATGACCTGCTATCCTTTTCATTTGTTTATTAAACTCGGCTTGCCCAGGCTTTGTCTTATATAATTTTTTTGTAAGACTACTATCCTTCTTACCTTTAATACGATACTTAAATCCTTTTGCTTTATGTTCAGGATCTGTAGTCTTTACGAGTCTTCTTTTATATTGAGCTTCATAAGATTCTGGACCTTTTGGTGCATCTGTACCTTCATTTTGCCCAGGTGTTTGTTTCTTCATTAACTTTACAGATTCGGGTGTACCATAATCATATTTGTATTCTGCAACTTCTCTACCTTGTGCTTTTTGCCTGAAGTCTTTTCTCTTTTTCGCAGTCGTCGTTCTTTCAACGTCTTTTATCATAGAAGGTTGTTTAACAATCTTTCTTAATTTTTGTAATAGAGCTCCTGGCGTTTTGTCATCCATATACATGTCAGGTAAACCAGCAATTGAAACTTTGTAACTGCCTTCTTTAATATCTTTCTTTTGATTTACTTTTTTTCTAATTTTTTCGAATGTTGGTTTATCTCTATTTAACTCTGGTTTACTTCCATCTCTATTTTTTTGACCGAATAGTTTTAAAGTACTACCTGTAAGCTTTGCTTCCTGTGGTCCACGCTTAGCATCAAGATATGCGGCAATAGCCATATCCCTACGCTTCTTTTCGCTCTTACCTTTGAACTGCGGTGCCTTAGACTTCTTAAAGTCTTTGATGTATGAACCTATTCCATCTTTCGGATCTAGTGGCATTTCTTATCCTATTATGATTTGTTTGGAAACTTAATTCCGGGTTTAGCTGTCTTTTTAAATTTTCCAGCATCTTTAGTAGCCATGTGCGCCATTTGAGTTTGCTTATGAGCCGCGGCAGCTGCTTTCTTATATTGTGGTGAATCACCACCATGCTTTTTATGAGCATCCATAGCTTTTTGATGATGATTAGCAGCTTCGCCGTGATCATTTCCAGCGTAGTCGTGATCTGGGTGCCCGTCATTAGTTACTTCGTTTTCGTGTGCATAACTGTAAGTATCATGAGCTCTTTTCATTTCTTTGTGATAGGCTACATCTTCATTCATATTTTCTCTTAATTCAAAAAAGTCTTTCATCTTTATCTCCTACTTTGCTTTCATTGCTGTTTGCATGGC